GGGTATGACCTATCAATATACCCTGTCGTTGTAGGTACAGATGTTGTAATATAGATACCCAATCTTGTATGTGAGCAGCACTCACAACATCATTAGTAAGTTTGACAACAGAATAGGCTCCACCAATTTGTTCCAATTGATTTGTTTGTGTTAAGTGATTAACGACTGTCACTAAATCAACGGCAATAGTTTTATCGTATAAGTGTACGATAGTAGTATAAATAATTTGATGGTGCTGATTGTAAAAGAAATCTACTGATAACTTGTTTACAACATCGGGAATACATCTAGGTTCTATAAGTAAAACACCTAGAATACTTTTTTCCACCGATATATCATTCGGCGGTGCTTTTGTTTCGTACATTGGCCTGTTTTTTATGGTTATTTAATAGGGGTTACCCTGTTATATGGTTTGCCTGTTTTGGCTAAAATTAGGGGGGATGGGTCTGTTTTAAGGTCATTTTAGGTCGTTTTTAGGGGGTTTTGGCCTAAAATAAGGGTTTGGGCTAGGTTAAGGGGTTAAAATGGCTATATGCGGCTAAAAACGGCATATAAACCGATTTATACCTTATATGCTTATTTTGGTCACAAATCCCTTTATTTCATTTGTTTCCTTTATTTCCTTTGCATTAGCACCCCTACTAGCCACCCCATTACCCCATCTACGATTTGCCCCTTCCTTACCTTTGTCGGATAGTGTCTTACGAAGTTTCAAATGTTCTGCCAAACGGATGCTGAAAAATGTTTCATCCTGTATGACAAACAAATTGAACTGCCGAATAACGCAATCAACTTTGGCTTCTGTTACTTGCATCTGCATAGCGAGGACAGGGGTAATGTTCAAGGGCAATACTCCACCACTCAATGCCAATGCCTCAACTAAATACCAATAGATACCATAACCTTCCATACCTAATTGTTGGCGAAGGAATAACACCTTCACATCATTAGCCGCATTGTAATCGTGGCTAAAATAATAAGAGTTTGATTTCATACACATAGTTACCGAAACACGAAAGCACCTGATTAGGTGCCTCGTGCTTGGATTTGTTTAGTTTAATAAATAAATCTTCCTTTCTTTTTTGTAATAATGAATCTTAATCAACTTGTGCTTTTCTAGTGCGAATAACCAATTATTGATTGTCATAGTACTAACATCAAATTCTAGGGCATAGAAGTTGTTATTCTTTTCTAGATTGTCGTTGTTTTCCTTTAACCATCCATAAAATAGTTTCGCTGCTGCCGTTAATTCTTTTTCATAAAACACATCACGTTCAATACAAATCATAATCTACTTAATTAAATTGTTATAAATCTTTACCGCTTCTCTTTTGTTTAGGACATTGAACTTACCGAACTTAATCATTCTGCCGAACTTGTTTTTATGTGGCTGATTATCACAAACGATATTCACACCTGCTTTACGTAAATGTGTTATCGCTGATGTCGGGTTACATACTCCTAACTTAACTATGCTCATAGTTGTTTGCTCTCCTTGAAGTAATGAATACAATACTTCTGTTTTTTGATTGATTGGTTTTTTCATTTTTTTAAAATTGATTTGATTAAGAAATAGAATTCTAGTGTTAGATATACGCATATAAATACAGGTATACTAATAAATAAGAAATACAACATTGATAGTAGTTTCATTTGTTTATCCTTTTTATTTTATGAATACAATGTAAAATGGTAGTATGGTCACGTTTTAAATACCTGCCTAATTCACTTGCCCCATAACCTTCTTTATAGGCTTCAACACAAAATTTGTTACGCATAGTTATAACATCACGCTTCCTAGATTTTTCTGCTAGTTCTTTGTATGTTATATTATTCTGTAACATATACTGCTCTGCCCATTTCTTTAAACCGATTGCACTTTTTTTCTTGTGGATATAAACTTCTTTTGTTTCGTGTACCACCTTAACAACCTCACGAGTAACTATCATGTTGTCAAGCAAAACTTTAATACGTTTCAAAGTATGGTCAGAGCAGTTAGTGTATAACTTTATGTATTTCAAAACATTATTTACTTGTTCCATTTATCATTAAGTAAGTCATAAAGGTTATTTAAATATTTACCTGCCTTATCTATCTTGGATAGTAGCAACTCGCAATCTTCCATATTGATTGGGATACGAAGGGTAAACATTTTCAATCCCTCTGGCATTTCTTTACAATACGAAACGAAATCACAATACTGCCTGTTACTAACTAGCATATCACTTTGGCATTGCCAATAGTATTCACGATACTTCGCTTTAAAGAACTCAACATCATTGACTAGTCCATAGTGTATATGGTTTTGATAGTTGTATGGGCATTTAACTTGAATGATGCCATCATCATTAACGAACCCATCGGGAGTTCCACCATACAATCCTTCAATACATTCAATGTAACCGCAGTCAGTTACAATGTTGCCTGTCTTATTCATATAGAATTGTAAGGCTTCTGCTTCTAATTCTAGTCCATGAGTTGTGGCATCGCTTTTGAAATCACGATACACACCTGTTAATTTCTCTGCTAGTTTACCCATTAGGTAATCTTTTGTTGTACTAGATAATTCGCCATTATCTTTTTTGGCTTTCTCCTTTGGTTCAACAATAAGATTCCATATTGTACTGCTTGTTATTTTTCCAAGTCGTGTTTGGAACCATTCTTGACTATACGTTTCTATCATCTTGTAGGGATTTTATGATTAATAAATCTTTTTCACGAAATACGAAGTGTCCTTTCGCTTTTTCAAATACATCTGTTTCGCCACCATTGAATCGTGCAACTAATTTGAGCATAGCCACATCATTCATAGTTGGTATTTCAAACACCTCTTGGATTTTTGTCTTAGGCTTTTCAACGACCTTGACTTGCTCACCTGCGGCATCTATATCCTTATCAGTTACTAATCCTAGTATACTAGACAGGGCATATCTGCGGAAGTATGTTATACCGCTACCGAATGATTGGTATACATTCATCTTGGCTAGTTCAATGATGGGGATGTCAGTAATGGATTCAATGGATTCCCCTGTTTCTGTGTGATAGATAATCGTGCGGAGTTGTGTTCCTTCAAGTGGTTGAGAGAAACATAGTTTATGCTTCTTCATGATAGGCATAATTGTACTGATAATCTTCGGTAAATCAGCGTATGTGTAGTTGAATCCGCTAGTGTCCTTATGGATAATAGGGCATTCATACTGAAACTCGGCTAATGATTTAAGCAAAGATTGTTTGATTGGTTTGTCTACTTGTGCTTTTTGCATTTGATTATGGTTTTAAATTGTTTACAAAGGTTTCAAGTGCCTTGATTGTTATACTCTCAATAACATCTCGGCTGATATAGTTATTGATATAATCATTGACTTTAATGCCATGAGTGTTCATATGCGTTATTCCTTCATCATCCTCAACATATTCATCCCAAAGAATAACACTATCTTGAACCTCAACAATATCGTGAACCTTTAAGAAGTCCAAGAATTGTTGCTCATTAAACATTATTGTAAAATTACCAATTAATTTTGAATCAGCAACAATAATAATAAAATGATTATCATCTATGAAACGGAAATCAATTGTAGCATTGTTGATTGTGAATGTTTGCATAATAGAAATTTAAAGGGGGGTTGTTCGCCCCCCTGTGTGATTAATTTTTATTTAGTGAATTGATTAGTGATAGCACTCGGTTATCAATTTTAGTAGCCTTACCGATATACTTACTTTCAAGCCTTGCCCCTTCACGCTTCGGTACAGGCATCTTGTGAGTAGTATAGTTGGTAACTCCACTAAATAATCCCCACATTGTTTCCCCCTTCTGTTCCATTTCTACTGCGACACATTCCAACAATTCTTTGGAACGATTGATATTATAACCGCTATACTTACCTTCGGCTTCGTATTCATCCATCATAATATCAACACCTGTAACATTCTGCACAATTTTGGCGATATGTGTTTGCTTAACAGGTATTTCTGATAGTTTGATAAATCTTTCAAATATTGATTTCTCCTGTTCAATAGCGAACCCGATTTCTTTTAGGTACTCATCAACTTTTGAATGTAGGTTATTCGTATGGCGAATGCTATTGGATAACTCTTTACTAGCAGCGTTGAATGTGTTTTGGCAACTGATAGTTATATTAGTCGCACCCCAACGTAATGCTCGTGTGCCATCGTGTGAATTGATGCCAGTCGTATAACCAACGACCTTATCTTTATTCTTGCCGATGCTTTTGATAATGTTACCACTTTCAAGTTGTGCGTATACTTTCGCACCACCCTTGAACATACCCCCGCCATGAATCTTGTAGCCACCCTTGTCAGCGATACGGATTAGCAATTCTGCTAGTTCGCTATTTTGGTATGGCACATAACTATCTTTACAGGTTGTGAATACGGTTTGGGTATCATCCCTTACCACTCCAACGAATGGGGTTTCTGTACCATCTTGTAAAAATAGTGGTTGCTTACTGACAGTCCATCGTAAACCGAATTGGTCAAGTAAACTAGCCACTCGTTCTGCATTAGCATCATCTTGTAATTTAAGACCGCTGAATGCTTGTTCTAGGATTTGGTCTGCTTTCTTTTTCATAACATAACGCAGTGTAAGATGCTGCACCCTTTATGGTTTAATTGAGAAGTTTATTGACAATGTAGTTGTCAAATGTGGTTTGATTAAATTTAGTACCGAAGATTTTAAAGAATGTTACATAGTGAATGTAACAACTAGCGGATTGGAAGTCGGCTAGTTCATTGAAGCGGCATTCATCAATCACTGATTGTGCTGCCCATACATAATGT